ACCAGAGCGACCGAACGTGCAATCTCCCTACGTAACGGAGAGAGGGCATCAGCCCCCTCTCCTACGTAGTAGGAGGGGGAGATTTCGCCAACTTCTGAAAGTCTAGAAAGTGAATGAAAACAAGGGGTTGGCTCAGTTGGCAACTTTTGCCAACTGCCAACTGCCAACTGAACCGAAAAATCTCTAAGTCTCTGATCCGTAATGAAATTAAGTTGGCAACGGTCTGCCAACTGAATCCAGTTGGCAAAATTTTGCCAACATTTACCCCCTTTGTTGCCAACTTGCTTTTGCGTGATGATGTGTGTGCCATCGGGCAGATGATGGCCAATACGGGCGTTTTCCAAATATGAGAACTCGATAGCTTGTGCGTGCGATTGCGCACCGATGCGTGTTCTCGCCAATGCGCCGGCCTTGATGTCTCTATCTAGGCAAATCGTATTCATTCGGACTCCTGTGGGTCATTGTTGTTTTCGGGGTAGACCCACACTTCCGGGTTCTCGACCGGCATCGCCGCTCCGGAAAGAGGGCACTTGTAGTGGGTGGGAAGGACGCGCAGCGGCACCATGGACACTTCGCCGGTGTCTGGATCCGAGTCGCCCTGGGGCAGGTTGACCACCATGCCTTCGACGCATAGGTAGCCAAACTTGGATCGCCCGATAGAGGGCAGCCCGTAGTCCTGTGCATTTCGGAAATACTTGATGTAGCCCTGCGTGGCCAGAGCTGATAGACGTTCTCGAATGGTGCGCTCGCCGCCTAGTCCAGCCTTGCCTTCGAAGGCCTCGGCAAACTGGTTGGCGGTATAGCAGTTGCCCTTGAAACCCTCATCGAGCAGGATCTGCAAAATTACATCGAGCTTTCGTAGTCGCTCGGCGTCAAGACGGTGGCCGTACTCCTTGAGTATCAGGCGTTCGCTTGTGTTGACGATTTTCCACTGGTTATCGACCTTGTCGACATAGCGGCTGGGGAGGCCAGGACCATTACGCAACTCGAAAATCAGCTGACGCACTGTGCTGGCTTCATCGGGTCGGTGCAGCATCAGACTCGACGAGTAGTAGCTGCGCAGGCTACTCGCCCCGGCAAAAGCCTGAAATGGGTCTTCCTCAAATTGGCGTTTGGTGATTTTCTTGGTGTGGTGAACGAGGATTACGCCCGCATCCGGATTGACCGCAACGTGGAGCTTGGCAACACGACGAGTGAGAAAAAACATCATTGCGTCGTTGTCGTTCTCACCGCCAGCACCACCTCCGTCAAACACATTGCGAATCGGATCGATGGCAATGATGTCTGGAGGCTCTCCAACAAAGTGGGTGCTGATAGCCTGAATCAGCTGTTCTAGTCCCTCGTCGTTGAGCACGAGTTGCAGCTGGGGCGTGACCATCAGATTGCGACGAGCAAGCGCTAGCGCATCCCGAGGTAAAGCAATGTTGCGCATGCGCTCTTTGAGGTACGGATAGCGAACCTCAGCCTGGACGTAAACCACTTTGAGTGGTTGTGCCGGCACCATGTCCAAAAACGGAAGACCAGCAGAAATGTGGGCAAGCCACGCAAGCAAAAAATCGCTCTTTCCAACCTTGGGCGCACCACCGAAAACGGTGATGCAACCGCGCATGACGATTCGGTTGGAGACGAGATCAGGGGGTACCGGGGTGTCGTCATCTAGAATCTCGCCCATCGTGTAGATGGGCAGAGTTGCTGTGCTGGCCTTCACCGTAATGCGCTCGCCAGTCGCGATGAAAGATTTACAGTCAAACCCCTCGTTCACCGCATCGGCTGCATCCCATTTTTCGGGCTTGGATTTGGGCGGTACAACGATCGCGACCGAACGACTACCTGCCGCAACGCAGGCCTTGGCTGCGCTCTGTGCATAATCCCAGCCCGGTGGGTCACGGTCTGGCCAGATCACGACGTCCTTACCACGCAGTGGTGACCAGTCGGTTTTGTCGGTTGGCGCGCGGGCGCCGTTCATGGCGGTGGTGGCCACCAACCCTTGCTCGATTAGGGATTGCGCGCATTTCTCTCCCTCCACCAGCACCACCTGCCTAGCTGTCGCGATGGCCGGCTGGTTATAGAGTGGACGCGGATCGGGCGCTCGCCACATGCGGGTGCGAACATCCCATGGTCTGAACTCCTTGCGGCCGGGCTCCGGATCGTATCGATACACCCGGGCGATCAGCGTGCCATCCGCGTTGTGATAGTCCCAGGTGGCGGTATAAGGGCCAAGTTCATCGACCGCCTGCTGCCGGAGATCCCTCCTGATTGACTTACTGGTGGAGGGCGCCATGCCACACCACTGGCGAATCTCTTCAAGAATGCGCGGGAAATCAGTCTTGATGGAAAGGTTTCGCGACAGGCCCCAGGCATCGATCGCATCGCCTCCCATATTAGTAGCGAAGTCGAACCAAAGGCCGCGTCGCGCGCCTTCCAACTCAACAACTAGACTCTTACCGGGTGAGCCATCAATATCACCTACATAAAACTTTCCACCACGAATGCGGCCCTGTGGGAAAAGAAAGAGTAGGGCGGACTCGAGCCGCTCAGTTAACGCATGGCGCAATCCTTCGACATCTTCTGTCGTCCTGGGCGCTTGATCGTCTGCATCATTGAAGTCAAAGTAGCTTGATTCATGCATTAAGCCTACCCCAGCAACGTTCCTGCCACGAACAGAAGCGGCACTCTTGGTGGGTTGGCGTGGTCGAATACCGCGGTAAGGTCTCGTGTGCATCAGTTGCCGTGATCACACGTACTGCGCGATCCGACATGCGCTGAGCGAGCCCCCCATCGAAGGGCACCAACTCAAACCATATTTCTTGGCTATCTTTGTTGATGGCCGTGAAAAGCGCCGGGTTTCGCGAAATACCTGGAATGCAGGATTCCATGTAGGCCTGATAGATAGCCATCTGCGCAGCGTAGACAGGCTTTGACTTAGCAACACCGTTTTTGACCGTGTCGCGCCAGGACTTGTCATTCATGGTCTTGCATTCCCAAAGCGCGGGATAGCCCATGCCAAGTGACGCCGGCCCACCATTAAGGACCCCATCGACATGCCCCTTGATACGCCCTTGGGCCACAGAAAAGCCAAACTGGCGGCCTTGCGCGTTGCGCGTGTAAAGTTCAAATCCAATTAGGTGAAGCCACCGAATGGCAAGGTCTTCCAGTTGATGGCCCACCTCAAAGACACGCAATAATCGGCCGGAAAATTCCCGTCCTATGTCTACAGGGGTGCGGGTGTATTCGTATTGCAACGCCCGCTCGCACGAAACCCCCAAACGGGATGCGCCTAAATAGTCACGCGGAGTTTGCGCATTGCGTTCACATACGAGAGCCTCATCGATAAGTGCGCTGACCTGCTCATAAAACTTGGGGCGGTGATTAAAGTCAAGCATCATCCCCGTCCTTGCTGCCGGCCTGCGGCTTGGATGGCAATGCGCTGTTGAAGAAATGCACGGTCCTTAGCCGCCATCCGTTCGTGTTCTTCGATCATGCGGCCCTGGTAAGCAGTGATAACCACATCAATGAGCCGAAGCACATCTTCGCGGCTGTAATCAGCAAGTGGCCGCTGCATGCCGATGCAAGCGACGTACTCACCCAGTGGCGCAAGGCAGGACTGCATGGCTGCGATTTCCATTTCCGTTGGATCAATCATTTCGCCCTCCGTCTTTTGCATAATGTTGGAGAAGGCCGTCTGACATCGCATGGAGCAGAAAACCCACTCGTTGTTGTAGCGGCTGGAATCTTCCCTGGGTATGCGAGAGTTGAACCAGCCAAACCCTTTGGCTTTTCGATAGCAGACAACGCACTTCACGCAGCCTCCAGAATTTGATGGCCGTGGGCGTCGTTGACCGCATTTACGAGACGGAGGATGGCGTTTCGGTTAAAGCTGAAAGACAGTAGCGCCGAGGCCTGATACCGAGTCAGGCCAAAGTCGGCCCTTAACTCTCGCGGTAAGTACTGAAGTTGCTTTGGAGTGGGTGGCTCATTGAGCCAGCGTCGCGTCTTGTGTGCCGAGTCTTCGGATTCGTGCTCGTTGAGCCAATCGTCAGCCTTGGCCATGCAGACTGTGCGATCGCCGACGGCAAGCAGTCGGGTGCTTAGCCCCTTGCCACCACCGATCGAATGCCAGCGACCATTGAGAAAAAAGATTCCACCCCAGGCGTTAAAGCCCGTGGCCATCAGCGCGTCATCTGCGCCAAAGAGGTCGCACCACCGAAAGTTCGAGCGGCTCAGCAAGTCGATTTCGCTCATTACGAACTTGTCGAGCACGTCCGCATCGGGAGTCTCCGAGCGCTCCCAAACATGGTCACAGAAAGGACACTCCATCACCGCCAGCGGCACGATAGCGCCGCAGTTCGGGCAGTCCTTTGTCGGCGCATCGCCTTCGTGGCGATGGCCTTCGAGATTAACCTCTTGCTCCAGTGCACCATGCATCAGGCTGGCGGTGCCGAAGTCAAGGACGATGCAGTCATTTTTGATGACATCTGGAAATTCTTGTGGATCAACGGTACGTAGCCCACGGCCTACCATTTGAATAAATGTGGACTTGTAGGAGCTGGGGCGCAGCAGGACCACGCACGAGGTGGGCGTGTAGTCGTATCCCTCGGTCAGCACGGCCACGTTGACGACGACCTGGGTGCTGCCGTTTTCATAGGCGGCCAGACGCTCCTTGCGCTCGCCATCGGACAACTCGCCGTGAATCAGGACGGATTCGATTCCTGCCCGATTGAAAGCGGAGCACACATCCGTGGCGTGCTCGACGGTCGAGCAGAACACGATGGTCTTGCGGTCGCGTGCCTTGGTCTTCCAGTTGTTGATCACCGACTCGGTGACCAGCGTCTTGTTGAGGATATTGGCAACCTCGTTCATGTCGAAGTCGATCGCAGTGCGGCGCACCTTGCGCAGCGCCTCTTGCGTGCCAACGTCGATCACATAGGTCCTGGGCGGCACCAGATGTCCACTTGCGATCATCTCGCCCAGCGTGATCTGGTCAGCTAGGTTGTTAAACACCTCACGCAGACCTTTGCCATCACCCCTGTTTGGAGTGGCAGTCAGGCCACAGATGGCAACCTTCGGGTTCTTGACAAGCACATGGTCGATGACTTCGCGATAGCTGGGTGAAACGGCGTGGTGCGCCTCATCAATGACCAGCAGGTCTAGTGTCGGCATCTGCTCCAGATTGGCCTTGCGCGAGAGTGTTTGCACCATCGCAAAGGTGGCGTTGCCATCCCAAGACTTTTCATCAGCGTCATAAACCGAAGTTTTAAGGCGCGGATTTACGCGTTCGAACTTCGAGCGGTTTTGCTCAGTCAACTCGGTGCGGTGCGCTAGGACGCAGGCCTTAGCGTCTGATTCGGCCAAGATGCTGCCGGCTACTGCCGACAGCATCACGGTCTTGCCCGACCCGGTTGGTGCAACCGCTAGGGTATTGCCGTGCTCGCCGAGGGCCGCAAG